CCCGCTCCGAGACCGTAGGAACGGGTGACCTCGTAGGCGCCTCCAATGTCCCGGCTCGGGAGGAAGGCTTCTGGCTTCTTGCGGTCGTGGTTGTCCCCGTAGATGGTCTTCGGACCGTCACAGTAGGTCTCATCAAACCGCAGAACCAGTGAGGATACCTTCTCCAGGAACCACTCAAACTGCTTGTGGGTCAGGGCCAGCTTGGCGTTCAGCGCACCCATGCTGCCCTGGATGGCCCGGTTGGAAGCAATGCTCGCTCCAGGCTCTCCTGACAACTGTTGGGGGAACGCCGACTGCGCTCGGGCCTGCTCCTCCATCCGGCTCACCAGGTCTTTGATGTCGAACCGGCTCTGGCCGGGCAACCGGACCACAGAAGCGTCTGGGGACCGGAGTTTGATCTGGGAACCGGGACCGAACGTCTCGATACCCTCCGCATCGTAGTAGGCGATGGGCGTGTAGACATCGTCCTCGGTAGCCTCAACGGCCAAGTTCATCAGGTGGTGCTGGACTCGGAGGATGTGGATGGTTTGGTCGTGCATCCCACGGCGCTCACCGTCGAATGAGGGGCGTACCAACTCGACCATCGGGATGACCCCGAGGTCGTTCTTGACATCTACGACAGTCACACCGGTTGCGCTTCGCCTTCCGGCTGGAGACACGTCAGCGATGACGTGGCGAATGCGCTCTGGTGTGAACCAGAACCACTCTTCCAGATCCGCCTCGTCCACGTTGAAAATGTTTGCCAACTGAGGCCAGCGCCGGAGGGTTTCATAGGCGTGTACCCGGCGGGCCACGAGACACTCCAGGAGGTTGCCCTGGGCGTCCACGACGGGGTAATAGTGCCGGGGATCAACCCGGTGAATCTGGGGGTTGCGCTCTTCTGGGGGGAGACTGAAGTCGGCCCAGATGAAAGCAGCAGCGGCACCTGAACCACCGTAGTCTCCGAACCACATAGCAAGGAGGTTGTTGATGTTGGACTCCCGCTCAAGCTCACGGAGCCTCCGCTCCCGCTTGGAAGCCCCACGGCTGCCCTCCGGCCCGCTATCAGCATGGGCCACGGGCACCTTGACGGAGGGAACGATAGCCCCACCGATGGCGGCAAAGTGAGAGATGGACATCTCGATGGTGTTGGCCACAGTCGGGGCGCTTGGCTCCCGGGTGAGGTCGGGCCAGACACGGAACCACTCACCATTGACAATGCGTGTGACGTTTTGCACACGGCTATGCCACTGCTGGTGGGCTTGAATGAGGATGTCACGCCGGGTCCAATCGCCAGCATCCGCCAACTTCATGGTACCCCCGGTGGGGGTATGCGCTTGGTCGACACTCTTGGCGGTGAAAAGGCTGGCCTCAGGCGTGGACGACACCAACGCCTGGAGGGTGGTCGGAATATCGGACATCAGGCCTCCGGGAAAATGGCTAAATCAGCCAATGGTGCTAGTATACCACCTATTAGGTGTGTTGTCAACCCTTGACATTGGCAGAAGCAGTACGCAACCGGCGAGCAATCTTAGGTGGAAGGCCTCTACCCCTAATAACATCGTCCACGGAGGGGGTTTTGACAGCCACCATCTCGACCTCACCCTCACAGATCCACATGCCGACCAGAGCATCCTTGGTATCTGAGTAGGGGAAGCCCCGCATGTCCTCTAGAAGCGGTTGCAGCTTACGTAGGTCGGCGGGAGTTGCACTGGGAAAGACATACAGTCCACCGGATACGAGAGGCGCCACGGCAGCGATCCCATACTCCTCATCATTGATGGACCCTCGCCTTCGTCCCCGACCATAGGTCTTGTGTTCGAGGAGGAGGGTTCCTGCGGCTTCCGCCCGGACCTTGAGAACCTGGTCAGCCAAGAGAGTAGGCGCATAGTTCACCTCCACGAGAGTGCGTTGCGGTCGGTACTTTTCCCAGAACTGATACAAGAGACGCTCACGCACCCCGACTGCGCCGAGTTGGTCCCCCACGAACAAGTCCACGATAGTGCGTCTCCGAGTTCGGGGGTCGTACGCCATGACAATGGCAGCCGCCCGGCCAGTAATAGCAGGGTCGACCCCAAGGATCAAGATCTCGTGCGGCTCGACCACCCCGAGTGAGCGGTCCTTCCCCAATGCAAGCCCACGGTCGATCATATCCTGTGAGAAGATTGTGGCATCGAGCGCAACGTTCTCCTGTTGATAGATCAGTCTCCATCGCCAGGCCCCGAGAGCTTCCATCTCGGTACGAATATCCCGCATCCCCTTCTGGTAGCGCTCCATCTTGTTGAACTCGTCCCAGACCATCTCTCCATCGAGAGGCCAATAGGCGGGCCAGGTGCTTTCCTCCGTGCCATCTTCGGCTGTGACAATAGCTGGGATGTCCACGAAGCGGGCGTGAGGATCGTTTGCCCAGGCTTCACGCCAAGAGCGGAAGTTGTCTTCGGGGTGTACCCGGGTTCCCACCACGATGATCTCCCCCTTATGCGCTCGGGAGGAGGCCTCTTGGAGGAACCAGGAGTCGATCTTGGTGCGCCGGTCGGGGGTTTGCTGGTTCTCCAGGGTGAGTGCGTCATCAAGTAGAAGGAGATCAAGCCTCGCTCCGTAGATCTGAGCACCCACTCCCAGAGCTTGGACAGTAGGGTCACGCTCTCCGCTCCTTCGTTGTCTGATGGTAATCTGTTCCTGATCCCACCTGTGGGCCGTGTGCGCTCCGGGCTTGAACCCCTTGAAATCAGTGATGAGGTTCCCCTCGGTCTCATCATAGAGATGTTCCTCCGTCATGTACCGCTTGAGCCGCCGGAGCAGGTCCTCCGCCTTCGTCTGGGACTTGGAGACCAAGGCCACACGCAGGTCAGGGTTCAGGCAGATGCGGTAGAGGAGGTAGCCGAGGCTGACGTGGGTCGACTTCCCGCTCTCGGGGAAGCCATTGACGATCAGTTTGTTGACCTGCCCGTCCTCCAATGCCTCTACGATAGGGGCCTGGTGGGGGTAGACCTCCAGCCCGAGGTAGTGGAGGGCGAACTCCCCGTAGGACATGTGAGAAATGTCGGGGAAATCAACAAGCTTGTCGTCCTCATCGGCCTTACCCTCTCTGATGTCCCGGGCACGCTTGGCCCAGCCGGGATCACGCTCGCCGTTCTTCTCCCACCAACCACGAGAGACCCCCAAGAAGTCCACAGCGTCCTGGATGGAGTAACCATTGCGGAGAAGCTCTAGAAAGCTCTCCTTGGCCCACTCCTTCCACACCGCTGTGCCCTTGGAGGCAGCGGGGGGTGGTAGGTAAACGTCAGGCAGGTCGGTCCGTACAACGGTGAACGACTTGGCCTTAACCTTCCCCTTCCTCGTCGTTCTCGGCAAGTGGATCACCCTCCAGGGCGGCTCGGATTTCGTCCACGATCTCGTCCTTCATGGACTCGGGGACGTTGTAGGCTACCCGGTCGTCATCGATGTAGATGTCGATCGTGCCCTGGTCGGAGACCCTTACGTTGATATCGAAGTCTTCCATTTTCATCACCGTATCGATTATACCACGTCCGGCGACCATTGTCAATCGATCCCCTTCTCAACGACCGTGATGTCGAAGTCGTCTTCGACCTGGTCCGAGTAGATAGTGTAATCGTACTCACTGTAGCGCTCTTGCTCTGTGGCCACAGTCATGCGTGTGCCAGGTACGTTCCGGACGTAGTCCAGCGTGCGGTTCATCATCCGGGCGGCCACGTACTCGGCCCCGTTGATGTTGAATAGCACGGCGGCTGCGTGGTCCTCGTCTGTCTTTCCGTCGATCCAGTCAATGAAGTGGCGGAAGGCCGACCGGCGGAAACGCTCAAGCTCCACGATGCTGTCGCCCTGCATCCAGTTGTCACGCTTGTACTTCTTGGCGCCCTTGCGAAGGTGCTCGGCCCAGCGGTCAAGCATGGGTCCTTTCACCACGTAGGTGTAGTCGATCTTCCCCTCTTCGGTGTCCCTAACCATCCCACTATCGAACTCTTCTCGCTCTCCGCTGTCTTTGATTGTGAAATTATGCCTAGACATTAGGATGCTCCAATGGGGTAACTGGCAAGAAGGTTCCTACCGAGGGATTCCATTCCGTGATTTCAATATCTTTGACTGCCCGGGCCAGCCAATACTCGGCCACAGCGCCCGTTGACGCTCGCCACCCAGGCAACAGGACTATGGTGTCACACTGCATGAGCGCTTCAGCGTCCTCCAGGAAGATCTGACGAATGCCCCCATCCTCTCCGAACTCGGCAGGGTTGAACACGACATGCCCCTTGTCCCGAAGTGACCAAGCCACCCTGTTGAACATCGGGAAGTTGAGGTCAGGCAGCCCCCGCATAGGCCCCGCTAGGTAGATAGTTCGTCTCTCCACCGCTGTCTCCTTTCCTCGTCCAGATACTCCGCCTCCTCTAGGTAGAGCAGTGCCCGCTGTAGGGCTAGTGCAATAGCAGAGTCCTGCTCCCTCATAAGAGCCATCCCAATGTTTCGTCTGGCTGCGGTAAGGTCCATGTCTCATACAACCTCCTTCGGCTGTGATCTATTCCACGTTCGTTCTCGATGACAGTTAGCACACACTGGATCACACTTAGCAATCTCAGCACGAACCTTCCCAACATTTCGATTACCCCGGTTGCCTAGGATGAAAAGTTTCTCCTCGCCCGGTCGGTGGTCCAGGTCCATAACGTAGGCGGGGTATCGCTGTCCACAGTCCATACAGGGCACAGCCTTAGCCGACTGGATAACGCCTGCCAAAATGCTTTTGTTGAAACGCTCTCGGCACCGGGGGCTACAGAAGACCTTCCGCCGACCAGGCCTACCCCGCCGTTAAAGGCAAGGCTCCGCACAATTACGGCAAAGCATTTAGATAGCCCCCGTCCTTGAGCTTCTTTAGAAAACCCTTACTGACAGCCTGCTTGATAGCCTGGCTCATCGAACCCTCCTTCACAGGAGACACCCGACTAATATCTGCAAAAGTGAACTCCTTCTCTCCGAACACAGAGCACGCTGCAGCGATAGCCTGATAGTTAGGCACACCCTCACCAACAGCAGCCACCAGCCCGTCGTACCGCAGGACAGCCGAGGTCTCATCGTCCCCAATGTCCACCTGCTCAAAGCGCAGCCGGAACGGCGTGAACGGCTGGGTGTGATTACCCTTCTCGTCGTACACATCCACTAGCTCAGGGTGATCCTTTACCTCCTTGAGTTCGATGATACGCTCCAGGCTCGCCCCCTGGTTCCCGGACCCCCGGAAGTTCCCCATCTTAGTAGGGTGGTGGACGATAATAGGCGCTACGTTGTACTCGTCCCTCAGCCGATCTAGTTGCCGAAAGACCTGCGCCGTATCTGTCGCCTTGTCCTCGTTCATACCGAAGGCCGCCGTGCATCTGACCCAGGTGTCAAACACCACCATGTCAGGCTGGAAGTCGGCCAGCGTCTCTTCAAGTGCCTTTATGTCGCTCGTGTCCACACCGCCCGGGGGCGCCCACAAGTTCACAGGCTCAGGCACCCAGAGCACGTTCTCAGGGTTGAACTCCTTCTTAGCTAGCATGTGCGCCCGGAGGCGGCGAGGCCACCAGGCCACACCCTCGGCCACCACGTACAGCGTCTTCAGTGGCCTTATCACCCGCCGCTCGCCTAGCCAGTCGTCGCCGGTCGTGGCCGTCAGCACCATGTCCAGTACCATGAAGGACTTGCCCAGCCCCCACGGTCCATAGATCATGGTGGTACTCTTCTCTGCGATCACATCCTCGATGATCCACTCCGGCGGAGGCATGGCTAATAGCTCGGCCGTGGTGTAGGTCTCCAGTTTCATACTACTCCTTGCTGTGGACTCACTAGCTACAACAAGATACCAAGGATATGTATTCCCGATCTATCATAACTACCAAAATCACATACTCCGATGAGGATACATACCCCACCTCATAGGGGGGTATTGTATCCTCGGGAGGAGGGTATCTATCTGAGTGAGAGTAGGTATGGGGGTGTCTGGGGGTGAAATAGCACTATACGCAGGCAGTTAGTGGTTTCTGGGAGGTTCTTCTCTGTACTCCCTCTCTCTTTGGGAAACAGATCTTATCATCATGGGGGAACGTATGTTCGTATCGAGACGTGGTATATAGCTCACCCCCATACAGAGAGGGCACGGCCCTTCGTTGCAGCACACATTGAGCGCAGACACGAGGGGCAGGCTTATGGTCCACACAGAGCAGCACTCATCATTAGCTATCGCTTCACCTATATACATGCATGACGCTGAAGCACTCGATGAGGAACATCGAGGCGCCTCCGGCGACAGCGTCGACACACGCCGACGTGGCACATGACGGTGGTCTTTCAGTACGCTGCGACGATACAGACTCGTCAACCCGTCTACCCGTGGCGAGCCTCGCCAAGCCTCGGGCCACGGGTGAGGGTACATAAGATCATCTTCCTAGCCAGAATGGAATGATCTTCTTGACAAGCCTGTCTAGTAGACAGCGAACTGAACACAGTGTTCGGTAAGAAAGGACGACATGGACTACCCGAAAGTCATCGTGGCGGGGGACCGCCGCTACACAGACGTGAGTCACATCAAAGAGGTGATGAACGCCTATTGGAAGTTGTACGGCCCATACGAGGTGATCTCAGGCACGGCAAAAGGCGTTGACACGACGGCGGAGAACATCGCAACCGCCGCTGGTATTAAGGTCTATCGCTTCCCCGCCGACTGGGACAAGCACGGCAAGGCAGCCGGGCCTATTAGGAACAAACAGATGGCCGAAGCGGGGGACGCACTGATCGTCTTCCTCGCACCAGACTCAAGAGGCACTGCTAACATGATCGCAACGGCCAAGCGGTTGGAACTCGATCCAATCGTCGTCATACAGATAGGAGCGCAAGATGGATGATGCAACAGTCCACAACTACCGGGACACGAACGGCCCGTGGGAAGAGATGGGGCCAGACGACGTGAGGATAGATCGAGCGACCCGGTGGGGTAACCCCTACCGGATAACCTCGACGCAAACACGGGAAGACGTGGTGGATCACTACAGAGCATATCTCTGGAACCTGCTACGCTTCGACGCCCGCTTGATGCGTGCGGTTGCAGACCTACACGGTAAGAGGCTATGGTGCTGGTGCTACCCACTGGCGTGCCATGGCGACGTTCTCTCACATGCGGCCAAGTGGGCCAGCAAGATGCTAGACAAGGAGACAACATGACCTTGACCACAGCAGTAGCACTCGTCGTCTTGACCTTCTTCGTAGCCCTGGTCTACATCGGACTGGGCTTGTTGAACATGTCCCTCGCAACAGGAGGTATGTAGATGGGCGTCTTTGAAACGTTCACCAACGTCCACTACGAGGGGGATAACGACGGGGAATGCAGTTGGTGTGGGGGGGTGGGACACCGTGAGTTTCCCAACCCCCTGCTCGACCCAACCTACGATCCATGCCCCTACGGGTGTGACCCAAT